TCAATTAGCAATTTTCCGATCAATATCAAGGATGTGTTCGTATTTGCGTGTCATAGAACAACCTATCCAATAATCATTCAATATCCAGATCCAGCCCAAAACATGAGGTGTGTTTTTCATTCGCTACCCCTAAACCCAAACACCATCTTACTATCAACCCCAACCGTAACCCGCTCTACCGCTGCCATCCACAACCGTTCATCAAACTCGTCAATCACCAATGGCCGCGATGCGAGTTCGTTGATGAAGTTATCAATCACCAGACGTTTGTTCTGACGTTCGCTCTTCTGGTTCTCAAGCACGGCGATTTGCTCCGTCATAACCCGGTGCTGTTCCTGAAACCCGTTGATCAGTTTGTTGAACTCGTCCTGATCTTGGGCGACACGGGCATTTTCTTGGATCGCTTTCCGGGATAACCCAGCAACCACATTTATTTCACGATATAGCTCTTTTATTTTGCCATCGATCTCCGAACAATCACTCAGTACCTTCTGCGCTAAACGGCAATCCGCAATCACTTCATCCCGGTTGCCCATCAACTCATTTACCGCTATCAGAAATTGCTTCTTGATCTCGTCCTCAGTGACATGTGACGTCTTACATCTGTGTTCGCCCCTGTATTTCTCATTACATCGCCAAATCAATCGCCGGTATTTGGTGTTGCTGCCCCAGACCTTAGCACCGTAGTATCCGCCGCATTCGCCACACACGATCTTGGCCGAGAAGGGACTTTGACAACTGTTTGGTCGGCCCAGTTTCGTTCGCCGTTCGATCTCAATCTGGACCGCATCAAATTCATCCGGGGCAATGATCGCGGGATGGCTGTTTTTGACATAATACTGTGGGATCTCGCCTTCGTTGATTTTACGTTGCTTGGTCAGAAAATCGACCGTGAATCCTTTTTGCAGGATCGCGTCACCCTTGTATTTCTCATTTGTCAGGATGGATCGGATGGTGGCAACCTGCCAGATCTTCTTGCCACCTGGTGTCGGGATGCAATGATCTATCAGCCATTTGGCGATGGCGGAGAACGTCTTGCCGCCAATAAACATTCGGAATATTGATCGAATTATTTCCGCTTCGTGCTCAACAATCTTCGGGCTACCATCCTCCCCGCGTTCGTAGCCAAGAAATCGACCATAAGGCAATGTGACCTTGCCATCAGCCATGCGCTTGCGATGCCCCCAGGTGACGTTCTCCGATATGGAGCGGCTTTCTTCTTGCGCCAATGATGACATGATCGTGATCAGAAGCTCACCCTTGCCATCGAAGGTCATAATATTTTCCTTTTGAAAAAATACCTCGACGTTCTTCTCCTTTAGTTTCCTGACCGTTGATAGGCTGTCGACCGTATTTCTGGCAAACCGACTGACTGATTTCGTGACGATTAGGTCGATCTTACCAGCTAGTGCATCAGCGATCATACGCTTGAATCCGTCACGGTTTTTTGTATTGAGTGCGCTGATACCCTCGTCCGTATAAATACCCACGAGCTCAAAGTCAGGCCGATCGTTGATGAATTTGGTGTAGTAATCAATCTGGGCTTCATAAGAGGTCGCCTGTTCCTCGCTGTCTGTGGATACCCGAGCATAAGCGGCGACACGTCTTTTGGAATGAATATGTATCAGACCAGGATTCATTCGATTGATCTTTGGTTGGATGATTCTGACGGATCTAGCTAAGTCCATTAGTTGCCCCCTCGATTTATTGCCGTTCGTATTCTGGCATCGTGTTTCATTTCATCGGTCCAACTGTCACACCGGGATGGATACCGCCATGCTTTTATCTCTGATCGACCATCCATGGTGTGAAATTCAATCTCGCCAAATTTTGGAATGATGATTTTCTGGATATTTGATGCGACTGTATCTTGTTCATAGGTGTCAATTCCTAAAACATCAGCTGCCAGTAGTTTCAAGACATCTTCCGGAATCGGCTTCATACAACAGGCGGATATCCCGTAGGTGTTGTAACTGGAACAGACCCATTTAGCCGTTGCGAAGCGAGTTCCGGCGTTGACTATCTTTCGGCGAAAACTAGCCCCGCAGATCCCGCACTGAATTTTGCCGGTGAACTCCGAGAAGATCGGTGTTCGAGGTCGGGGCATGTACTTTTTCTCACGACGTGCGATCTCTTGCTGCACCATTTCAAAAATGTCATTTGAAATGATCGCAGGATGATTTTTATCGATGCAATATTGAAGGATCTCTCCGTTGTTCACTTTCTTGATCTTGTTCAGGTGATCACTGCGAAAGGTCTTTTGCATTAATAGCTGTCCTATGTATTTTTCATCTCGCAGGATCGTGTAAATGGTGTTGACCTGCCAATTTCGGTTTGTCTTTGTCGAGACACCTAGCTCTCGCAGTTTCTTCACGATCGCATTTTTGCCCATGCCACTGAGGTAATCGGCAAAGATCATCCTGACGGTTTCCGCTTCTTGGGTATTGATTTCCAGCTGACCATCTACCAAGTCATAACCCAATACCTTGATGTTTCCCGGTTTCCCCTTGCTGAAATCCTGTCGAATCCGCCATTTGCAATTCTCACTGACCGATAGGCTTTCTTCCTGGGCATAGGATGCCAAGATCGTCAGCATCAGCTCGCCTTCGCCGGACAGGGTATGGATGTTCTGTTCTTCAAAATAGACGTCGATGCCAAACGCCTTGAGCTCTCGAACCGTCTCCAGAAGCGTGACTGTATTTCTGGCAAAACGGGAAATGGACTTGGTGATGATACTGTCGATCTTTCCCAGCATACAATCCGAGATCATTCGCTGGAATTCAGGTCGATTGTCCTTGGTGCCAGTTATTGCCTCGTCAGCATAGACCCCACTGTAAATCCAACCCGGTTGTTTCTGGATGTACTCGCTGTAATAACTGACCTGGGCGGCAAGAGAATGGAGCATTTCATCTTTGCCAGACGACACCCGAGCATAGGCAGCGACTCGGGTGAGGGAGGGGAGTGGTGCAAGCGGGAATTTTGTTTTGGTGATAGTTCGATTCACTGTTTTTGCCTCCTTTCTGTTAACACATTCATCACTCCAAAACCCCGTCGTATCAAGGCTTACAGGCGATATATACTGTCAAAAGAAAGACCGTATTTTTGGGCAATGATTGTATCAATTGTTAGTAGTTCTTCCTTGGAAATGATCCCTTTCGAAGCCCAAGAATTGAAAATGGTCATTGAGGCGCGGTAACGAATAATGGCCAGCTCCTTGCTCATACCCGCACCACCTTTGCATGGGCGTAGCACGATTGGGAACAGTATTTCCGGGTGCGATTGCCAAGGGCAGTGAATGCTTTCCCGCATGATTGGCAGGTGATTTGTCGGACCAATTTGTGATTCACGGCATCCGGGTGTGAGTTCCACCAGGTCATGCGGCATTTATCAGAACAGAACCGCTTATGCTTAGCTCTTTTGGTCTGGGTGAGGGGAGAGCCGCATTGACGGCAGAAAGAACCTGAAGGAATTTCAGCTGTTTCTTCAGTTGCGACACTACCGAGGCCATTTCTGCGACAGAATGATTTGATCGTGTTTTCGGAGATCCCGGTCAACGCTGATATCTTGGCATAACTCAACCCCTCGCCACGAAGGCGATGGATCGCTTGCCTTTGCTGAACATTCATAAACAAAGCCTCCTGACGAAGGCGGATTTTACTGCCTTCAAAATAAGCCATGAGAGAAGGGGAATTCGGACGGTCTTGATGGCTGAAATAAAAAGACCGAGGATTTTCCCCCTCGGTCTTATTAGAGACTTTCAACATAATCCAAAAGAAACTTTAATAGCCGTACAAATTTAACTGGAATCAATCGAAAAACATATTTTGTCAATCTCGAAATCATAAGTTAAATGTCATGTTGCAGTGGTATATTATCTATATATAAAATTGATGGTATCTCGCGAGGTTTCAACAATTTACTATATGTATTAAATAAATAAATTTAATATAAGGGGACACATATAGATGTATTGTAGCAAATGTGGGAAACAAATGGCAGATGAAGCGAAATATTGCATGGAATGTGGTGCTAAATCAGATTACGTTATAACCGAAAACAAATATTCAAATACTTCATCTGTTGGTTTTGGACATGTCAATCATTTTGCTGAAAAATTTGATAGCAAATCACCATTGCAAAAAATCAATTACATTGCAAAATGGTTGTTCTTTCTGTTTGCTATTGTTGTGTTTGCCTTTTCACTTTTCTTGTCCCCAGATTTTGAAGTGTCTGAAACTGATCTTTTCTATGATAAGCTTAATGCATCATTACTAGTTATTTTCATTTTTGTAGTACCAAGCGTTATTTTACTCTTTGATAAAATTCGAAATATGATTCCAATTTTTCGGAAGCGGAAAATTGGATACACACTATTGGGTTGGTTCATTTTATTTATGATTGCCGTTTTAATGAGTTCTCTAATAGATGGATTCTATTCTGCAGAGTACAAGATAGCAAAAGAAAAATATGAAGATCAACAATATTTAGAACTACAATTAAAATCAGAGACTTCTTATACTGGCATCAAATCAACTGAAAAAGTTCTAGTAGCAACCTACGAATCAACAGAGTCCACCACGCAATCTACAACACAGTCTACAACTCAATCAACAACCACAAATGAAAATGAAATCAAGTTACAAAGCTCAATATGCAGAGACTTAATTTCTGTTGGAATAGAAGAAGATGTTGCAATAAAAGTTTATGATATTATTCAAGAAATCAATATGCCTATCTGGAGTGATAAAGATAACATCCAAGTTGAAAATTCCGGATTAGCGACTTCAAGCGACTTTCTATTTTCCTATCCTGCTAATGACGGGGATTTGTCTACAATATTTGCTTATCATGTATTGAATGGAAGGATAGTTGAAATAGTTGATCAAAATACTGAAGTAATTTATAACGAAGATGGCCTAAATGCTGATTATGTGTTTATAAGAGATTTTGGAGAACTTTCGACACTAACTTCATATTGTAAAACTTTAGTTGAGTCTGTCTTGAAGGCCCCTTCAACAGCTAAGTTCCCAGGTGGGTGGCTTGACCCTTATGAAGGGTGGGAGTTTGGAAAAGAAAAAGACATATTAACAGTAAAATCATATGTTGACAGTCAGAATTCCTTTGGAGCGATGATGCGAACAGAATATTATATAAAATTCCAACACAAAGACGATGAAACAAGCGCAGTATATTTCAAATTTGGTGACCAAGTGCTTGCAAACAAACTAAATTGAACAATATCCGCCGCCTCGTCTTACGATATTAAATATGAATTTATAAAATTTCCAAATCAAAATGGAGCCCCCTAGCATATCGACTACATAGTGGGAATTCTATTTGGTTAGATCAAAGTAACGATAAAAACCATAGAACAGAACAGTCATATATTTTTAAGCTTGAACTAGGAATAAAATCGATTTATAACAGTATTCAAATGAGATTAACGAAACGGCTTCTCGCCAATGAAGATTTGGTAGAGCTCGTGGATGATCATGACCATCTGCTGATCGTACGCACCCACAAGCAAGTCCTCATATTCATCCGACATGTTTGACTGATCAATGGCAAATAACTTTTCCATCTCGCACTTGTTCCATACGGGATGGTTCATGGCACGCTCTCTGGCAACGTCATAAAGCGGAAAGAACTCGTCGGGTAATGGCTTTTCTGACATGGGATCTCCTCTCGTTTTCTTATAGAATATCTTTTTGAGATGAGATCAATTAAAATGATTGCTCCAATTTTATCCATTACACGACGGGTTTTCCATTGACTGATTCAGAAGTAGTACTCTTCATTATTTATTCCTAGCTCGTCGCTATAAGTCAATTGACTATTTCAAAGTAATTTTATCCATTAACCCATGTTTTTGTCAGAATATATAGCTATAAGTTACATTTGCGATGTATAATTCAAATATAAGTTTTGAAAATTTGCTTGATCATTATCAGAGCAAATTGATAATTGAGTTCAAGCTTTACTATATTTTTTTGAGGGGGCGATGTTCCTTATTAGTTGCTGGTTTAACGTCTGCTTTCTGAATAATCAATCATATAATTGAAATGCGTAATTGATTATTCAAACACCCACTCGTTATTGGAACGATTTGCTGTATCCAGATTCAAGTAGTTTGGATAACGATTCGTTCACCACAGAAAATGGAGGACATTGCAAATGAAACGTAGAAAAATACCATTTCTAATCCTGGCATTGATCTTTATGGTTTCGGTCTTTCCAGTGACAAATGTTGCTGCTGCTGAAATCAAAGCATCTCAAATTGACTGGTATATTGTGGATCATACAAATTTCTCGGCGACAGTAGATCCCTCAAGTCGTAATTATGATGCTTCTTCCCCCGAATCGTACACAGCAAAAAAATTGATTGCATTCTTTGATGATCCCGAAGACGATTATTATTCGGTAGATGAAGGATTATTTCAACATCGGCATATCCGAATTTCAGATGATGGCACATCTATCACATTCAGTGGTTATGGCACAAACGGTTTTCATGATTTCCTTTTCAACCCAAATTCGACAGCAGAAGAGAAGACGTTCAAATTTGCAATTGATGAAGAAGCTGCATCATATCATACCCTTCAGTATGCAGGATTTCTATTCAATACCAAATACGATGCGGGATCTAACCCAAGAACTTTGACAGGTTATTTTGTTGGTGTCGGTTATTCAACCATTGACCTATTCAAGCTGGAAAACGTCAACGTAAACAAGTTAAATGACCCAGCTCTGTTTAGTCATGTAACATTAGATTATATGAGTGTAGGTGGATCGGACCAAGGCTTTACCAAGCTTGCCTCGGTTGATAAAAGTTTGTTCCCAACAACCTCTGTTGGCGAATCAGATATGCGGTACCTGAAAATTGTTGCAACTCCAAGCAATCTCAAGGTATACCAGTATGCAGATGCTGACCACACAACGCCAAGCGGAGCAACCGATGTGGTAATGGACGAAGACATTGACGATATTTCTGATTCCTATGGATTTGGTCCCTATGCTGCATATAATTCACATTGGTGTTCCGAAGTAACCTGGATAGACTTTTTAGATCTGACATTCTATTCTCCAACATTAGTGGCATCCGATGAAGTGGAGGATGTCAAAGAACCCTTAGGTCGTCATGAAGTTGTTACACTTCAAACGAATCCACTTGATACAAGTGGTGTCAAAACAGAAAATATCAACTATTGCCTAGCTACCCCTGAAATTTGGAGTCCGTCAGTTAAAAATATAACGGTATGGCTGGAGACAGAAGTTTTCGATTTAAAGACTGCACAAGCCTTTGCCAAACTGGCACCCGGACAAATGCTGCTTAAAGATTACAACATACGGTTGATGATGAAAATTGTCTGGAATGACGGAACAGTTGAAGTTCGTGAAGTTGATAACGCTGACATCAAGAAAAATATCCCTGTTTTAATACCGATTGATGAGTTCGCGGGACAAGGGGAACTAGGTATTGTGTATATTGACACGGATGGCAACACGGCTATTCTACCAGTAACCCCAGTGACTTTGGATGGAAAGAACTACTTGCGGTTTGAGAATAATCATTTCTCGCAGTATGGTGTAATCTCTGGCACAGGAACAACTGCTTCCGCGAACACTTATGTGATCCAACTGGGTGACACTCTTTCAAGCATCGCGTTCAAATTTGGTGTATCGGTTCAAAGTCTTGTTGCGGCAAACAACATTTCCAATCCTGACTTAATCTTTGCTGGAAAAACTCTGATCATTGCATAATTTAACTAAGATCGATTAATGATGTTTAGGCACCTACTAAGTTGCGCTTTGGTAGGTGCCTATTATTCATTTTTCAAGATTACATGACATATCATCTGACAGCAAAATCATCGATTTTTTCGCCTGTGTTCCTCACCCGTTCCACCTGGACCGACCCACCCGGCAATCGATGTGCACGAACGACGGGTAGAGCCCCAGCCCGCCCACGCCGATGGAGTTTGCATAATCATAGATCCGCTTGGGCTCGATGCCGTCGATGTGAATATCCGCAGCTTTGCCCAGAACATGTTGTGACTCCTGTGCCCCGCCGACTTTCTTGTTATAGGCAAGGGTTCGGTATGCCGAGTGGATCCGCACCGGTCGACCGAAATGCTCCCGGATCTTTTGGAGATAGTAGACCAAAAGCGTGTCGATGTAGATCGTGTCGCTGCCGTCCTTGCAGGCAAACTCCCGGACCCGGAAATGCGGCGAGAGCAGCTCGGATCCTTCCTGGACCAGTGAAAATGCTTTTACTGCCATCTCAGTTGCCTCCTGTCACTTGTTCGGATGCTTTCTGGTTTTGTGCCAAATACTCTTTCATTCGGGCCACGGCCAGTTCAATCAGGTTGCTGATTTCCTTTTGCGTGAATAATAGATGCAACGCGATCGGCATCTTTTCATAGATCCAGGCGGTCACGGCAGCAAACTTGATCTCACCCGTCCCGCCACCGAACTGCTTTTCAGCCAGGACCACCAGATAGAACAAGATCTCGCTGACCTGGCGTTTGTAGCCAATTCGAGCCAGAACAAACAAAATTGCAGCAACGATCAGCGTTGCGATTCCATAAATCATTTCAGATGTCATTTTCTTTCTCTCCTTTTTTGATTTCTGCTCGCTTGATACCCGCGAGTTGCCAAAGCTGGTTGACTGCATAACCGAACACTGCCCCGATCAGAACCGCGGGTTCAGCCCCGGTGTGCCAGTAGACGACAAGGACCGCGAATGTAAAAAGAGCCAGCCCCAGGCTGACTCCCACCACGATCTTTTTGGAAAACCGTATTTTCATTTTTGAATCCCCCAATAAGTCAAAAGACCGCTGATCATTGCCGATGCTAGAATCGAGATGATGATCCATTTGAGTCTCTTCCAGTCCTTGCTCGGCTGTTGCTCAATGTCCAAGATTCGTTGCTCCAGCTGATTCAGTCGATCGACACCAACTGAGGGTTTGTGTTCGATTTGGGTCAGTCGATCAACGATTTCTTTATTCTGTTCGGTGATTGCTTTAACTGATAAAGCGAGGCTGTTGACTGACATGGCTAAGGCATGTAGTTCGGCTTGAGTTTCTTCGGCTTTGTCGATTCTTTTGTGTGCGGATTTGGCCGACTCCTCAACGCGGACCAGCCTTTCATAAATTTGTGTTTCAGTCATCATTGCACTCGCTTTCAAGAATTTATTGGTTCACCCGAAACCAGTCGAACAAGCCATAGTAGTTGGAGTTGCCGTCATTATTGTTTCTGAAAATTCCAATCCCGACTTGGTTAAACCCTGTCAAAAAGGACGTGATTGTTTCAGATACATGCTGCACCCAGTTGGTCCCGTCATAGGACATATCCGCATAGACCGTTGACCCAACAAACCGGCAGCGCAGGTATTTAAACTCCGAGAACGAGCGCAGCAAGGGTTCCGAGTTAAAGGAGGTTGGGCTGTTGAACTTGAAGTAATGGACACCTTCATAGGTACTTCGTTTACAAAGCCCCCACATCACCAACCGACCGGTGGCACTATCTCGCATGACAAGTCCAGCAGAGAAGAAGTTGTTCCAAGGAACATGAAACCGTGCCAGTTTGACCACGATAGTAAAATCGCCGGTTGGCTTGGATTGAACCAACACACGCATGTTGTCACCAACTGCTGTCGGAACAACCAATTTTCCAAACCCATCCTGCTCAGTCCATGTGGCAGCCCCCTGGTTCACCCAGGCCCATTTAGCATCCAAAACCGTATCGGAAAACTCGTCATCCATTGCATGAGGGATGGCAGGTGGTTCATCGATCGGATTTTCATAGCCACTGCCACCGCCGCCACCAGAGGCTGCAATGATAATGGTTTTGAGATCATTGTCCTGAGACAGGGAGACGTTGGTTCCCGCCTGGAAGGTCACTTCCCCGGAGAGCAGGTCCGCACCGGCTGTTTTGACGCCATTGACCCGGATGAGGCTCGAATGTGTATCCGAAGCATGCCGGTCTGAATTGAAATACTGCGGGTGATCATCTGAAGACAATCCGTTCAATGCAGCATGCGTATGGTTATGGTCCTTATTCGCTGGCGTCTGGGTTGACAGAGCTGAAAGGGGCGAGTTTTGGGTAAACATCGCCATGCGTTCTACCATCTGATTCATCCGGATATCGTGTTCCAGTAGGACATTGTTGAGATCCAGGGTGTAGGTCAAAAGCCCAGAGTCTGCTTCCTCGCAAGAGATCCCCTTGACCCGAACCGACTCGGAAAATCCAGCGGTGTCAGATCCTTCAGGTGGAATTGTCCAACCGATCCAGTCCCCGAGCAAGAAACTCTCCAGCGGTTTCAGGCGTTGCCCCTTGGAATTGACAAACGACAATACCGTACCCTGGATGCCCCAGTTGACCTCAGCAGCAGATTTCAGGTACAGCTGACCGTAGTCCTGAAGTTTTGCCCAGTCATCGGCCATGTTTCGTGCTTGAAGGTATCCTTCGCGCCGCCCCCAGCTGGCTTGACCGGTCGGATGGGTCGTCTCAACCAGGGCGCCATTTTCACCTTCCACCAGCAGGGCGTTGGTCATTTTCGTACTGTCGGTCTGTTTCTGGGTACGAAGGATTGCCTGACCAGGGCGATAGATGATCTCCTGAGAAATGTCTGTGCCCTTCACCTTGTAAAGCTTCAAATATAGGTTCGGTGTCATTTCCAGATCGAAAAGACCAAACCCGTCGCTGAGCTTGCTGATCACCTGAGTCAAAGGCGTTCCAGCATGAAAGGATACGGTCGTCAGATCTTCAAACGGCGTGCCGACACTGTCTTGATCCGATGTCCAGTCGATGACGACACCCGGCAAACACCCGCGCTGCTGCGCTTCAAGGATCAGCAGTCGAAGGATTGCTCCGCCATGCATGTCAACAAACACGCGCTCCAGGCTGGTCGGGTGCGGCATATCTTCGGGATAGACAACCGCTCGCTCCAAAAGAGTCAAAACACCCCGGCCACTGACTTCAATCAGCTGCTGCTCGGAATCATCGACATAATTGGGCCGTATGCCTTCGATGATCCACTTGAAGATATCAACGCCGTCTAACCGACAAAGCACAAAGTTCTGGTCAGTCAGAATCGCCGGATCGCCACCCTTGGGATCTGTGCGGCTGATCGAAAACCGCCCGCTTCCGGCATTGTTGAGCAGCATCTGAAAGGATTTTGCCTTGGCGCTTTCAAGCTGACACAGGATGGTGTTGGGATTATTCTTGTCATAGATGAACAGCTCCAGTCCCACATCCTGGGTCGGTTCCCCGGCGATGATCTCGATCCCGATCAGGTTACTATCCCGCACACCCGATTCAACCGGAGCAGTCAAAGTCACCTTGATCGCGCTGCTCTGGGATTCCTGGGGGATTTGGCAGACAATCTGTTGCCAACTCCAGGAGATGATGCTACATAGCTGCTCACCCAGATACACAAAACCGCCATAACCACGCAAGGTCCGGTCCACATTTGTCGGGTCGGTATCGGGTTTGGCTCCAAAACCATTACCATAGATGGTCAGGACAGACCCCGGTGTGGTCCGGTTGGTGGATATGCGGTCAATGGTAGGAAAAGGCGGATCTGACGTGATGTTTTCATACTCGTAAATGGCGCGTGTCCCAGACCACACAGGCCCGAACTTGGCGATATTTTCGAACTGGTACAAAACCCGCTTGCTGGTCCAGTCCGGTCCCTGCTTGGCGATGTTTTCGACCTGATACAGTGTGCGTTTGACGGTGTTGGCGACAGAAAAGGTTTTTACTGTAGAAACGGTCGTTCCATCTGAGTTCGTAGCAATCACCCGCCAGTACCACGTTGAGTCAAAGACAATGACAGCCATACGGCAAATAGAACCAGATGTCTTGTTTGAAAAGGTACTCGTGCGTTTATTGACACTGTCAAAGGTGTTGACGGTATCAATCTCAAATACGACCGAAGATGCGACCAGACCATTTGCCGGATCTGCATAGGAAGCATCGAATGCAACTGCCAGATCAGAAAATGAAGCGAGGTCAACCGGGGCAATGAGGGTTAGTGCAGGAAGTCCCATGGTCTAATCCCCCTTTATGTCCAACTGCCCACCGTTGCGATCAGCCGTGCTGCTTTCGGTCCCAAAGTCAGAAGCGGTGGAATGAGGTTGTTTCGGACGTAAATCAAGCTGCTCAGGGACTCCGGGCCAAGGCTTGCAATCGACAGCGATGATTGCCATGGTCCGGACTCTGAAAACGAAAAGGCAAAGTCGCTGTGGTTTAAGAGCAGTGAGATGTCATTGGCGATCTTGCTGGCACTGGCATTCTTGATTTTGATGGTCTGCACCTCGGTCGTTCCTTCCGGCTGGTCACCCCAATCGGTGAGTATTGTCAAAGGCGTTCCGGTTGCATCACAGAATACGATGTCGTCAGGCTGTTCGCCAGATGCCTTTGTACCATACAAGTGAAGGCCCTGGATCCAAATCGAGTTATTGACACCGGTTGACTGCAGCGCAATGCGTAGCGCCTTCACGGGTCCAGAGAATGAAACCGCCATGATATTTTTTCGCCAGTAGTCCAGATCCACCGCAGGGGTGATGAACGAATAGCTCGCTGTCTCCCAGGTTCCATCCATACCATTGGTCGTATCCGCCGAACCTTGGATGGTATGGGTGGAAATGGTGGAGATAGGTGTGCTGGGATAAAAGAAAGCGATCTGGTTGATCACGCGTGCCTCAGGGAAGAAAAACCACAAGGCAAACCCGGGGCTGTCGAGGGACTTGCCCCAGCTTTGAGCCCTTGTCTCGCTGTTTAGGTTTTGCTTGTCGGATTCGCTCAGCCAGCTGTTGATCCCGTTAGCCAGAATGGTTGATATGGAGCTGTTGGCTGCGGTGCGGTATCCGATTTCGGTACCATCCAGATCAAACGGGATGCGATGGTTGTTGATCGTAGGATACATGGTGTTTTACTCCTTAGAAGTAGGCAGGATAATAGAGGATCTGGCAGTTGCCCCCGGTCACGCTGCTTGTTAAGGTCAGATGGTTGTCCCCCGCACTCAGCATCAGCCAATTGGCATCACCCGCGTGCTTGATGGCCGAGATCATGTTCAAACTGTCTTTTTCACAGGTGAAATCCGCCATGTCGATCGTGACTGCTTCACCATCAGAAATGCTGCCCTGATACTGCACCCAGGTGCCAGTTTCCAGGCACTCCAGTTTCGGTGACTCCAATGGCCCGGTCAGGACCAGACTGATCTTTGTGGCAGGCGCTGTACCCGGGTTGGTATGAACCCAGGCGAAGGTTGGTAATGAAATGAGCTGCTGATCGGAGTAAAGGTCAATAGCATAGAAAAACGGATCCGCCATGGATATTTCTAGAGCAAATTTGGTTAGACCAAGCGGCTTGCGGCTAAATTTGACCGGACGCAAAATCTCGACCGCCGCCTCGCGTGAGGTGCCGTCCGGCATTTGCATGGCCAAGACATGTTGGCCCGGTGAACCAAACAGCTGACCCAAGCGATCGATGTTGTCGCTCAAAACCTGATCCGGCGTCTTGTCGCTGGGGATTGCCCCGGTGGACGGATCAACCGAACGCACCCACATCAGGAAAGTCAAAACTCGATCGCTGTAGCGCTTCTTGATCCAGTGCTTGCCATCCAGATAGGGGATCTGGATGTTTTCACCACGAAATCCCGGTGTGCCCAGACCATCCGATACTTCATAGATTCCCCAGGCTTTGTTTTGCAGGAGTTCGCTGTCAAAACTATACTGTTCCATTTAGACCACCCCATAGGAATGCTTCAAAAGTGTGCGTCGGATGCTGTCCTCGGAGCTTTCCGGCTTGGGATTGTGGATCGTGATGTTGTAGGTATTGGTTACCCCCGATGCACCCACATTAGGTTGCCCTTTTTTACCAAGACTGACTTTTTGCATCGCCGAGATGATCAGGTTTTCCAGCCGATCGATCGGGACAACTGCTTCTGACCCCGCTTCACCGACACCGATCACGCTTGGGCTGTTGAAGATACCGCCGCTGGCATACCACTTGATGCCAAGTTTGGGCACACTGGGCGGATTAATGCTAAACGACCCTGAAATCTCAAAATGTGGCAGCTTTGGCTTGGGGATTTTGATTTCTGGGAGTTTCAAGTTGCGAAAGAAGCCGACGATCGCATCTAGAGCGGTCCGGATTGTGTTCTTGACCGCATTCATCGGCCCTTCGACACCAGACTTGATGCTGTTCCAAATTTCTGAGGTCTTTTGTTTGACGGTGTCCCAGTTCGTATATAAAAGGATGCCCACGGCAATCAGTCCCGCGATGATGGCGATCACCAGCCCGATCGGACCGGTCAGTGCCGTAAAGGCCGCACCCAGAGCACCGCTGATGCCGCCAACCGATGCCAAAGTACCCGAAATGACTCCGACTGCAGTTGATATGCCGCCAATGACAGAAATGATCTTGCCGACAATCCCGATCACCGGTCCGGCAGCTGCTGCAACGAGGGCGATTTTGACGATCTGCTCTTGCTGTTCTTTGGAAAGACCCTGAAAAGCGTCCATCAGGGGCTTTACTACGCTGATGATCTTTTCCAATACAGGGATCAGGATCTGGCCGAACTGGATTCCTAGCTGAGTGGCTTGTTCCTGCATGATCCGAAGCTTATTGGTCGGCGAGTCCAGGGTTCTTGCCAGATCCCCCTGGGCGTTTTTGGTCGATTCCATGATCACACCAAACCGGGCTTGGACCTTTTGGGCCTCGGTCAGAGCTTCGCCCTGCTTGGCAATCCCATTGGCATAAGCATAGGATTTGACCGTGTTTTCATTCACCAGAATACCGAGCGCCTTCAAGGGCTCCGCTTCACCGGAGATACCGGACTTTAGCTTGTTGAACGCTTCATCCGGACTTAAGTTGTAAAACGACGCCATGTCATAGGACAGCTGGGTCAAGGTTTCGGAGAGTTTTAGGGATTCATCGTCGGAAAGGCCCATCGAGGTCAGCATGGCGTTGTAGGTGGCAACGTTCTTTCGCACTGCATAAGCATTCAGCCCGAGTGCTTTAGACGTTTCATCTGACCATTTACGGGCCGAGTCAGCCATATCGCCCATCGCCACTTCGAACAGGTTCTCGGACTCAACCGCATCCATCGCCAGTTTGGTGGATGCCGTGGCAATCCCCAAGATCGGCAAGGTCACTGCGGTTGAGAGCGTCTTGCCGACCGAGGACAGCTTGTCACCAAACACCTTCATTTTCTTTCCAGCAGCATCCATGTTCTGGGAGAGCTTGTACCAGGCCGAGCTTTTCAGGTTCAGTTCCCGCGTGGTTTCCTGCAGCTCCTGCTGCATTTTGTTGAGCTCGGCGGTGGCGTAATTGACCTTGATTTTGAGGTTCTCGGTCGCTTTGGCATCTTCACCCTTGGCCCGGACACTGGCTTGATAAGCATGCTCCAGCTCGCGGACCTTCTGGGTTTGGATGTCCACCTGTCGATTGAGGCTATCTGCTTTTAATTTCAAGCCTTCGGTCGATTTGCCGAAATCACCCAAACCGGCGCTGGCGGCAGCAAACTCGCTCTGGACCACTTTCAGGCTGCGCTGGATTTTGCTAACACCTTCCTGAAACCCGCGATCGTCCAGTCCGATCCGGGCAATGACGGTATTGGTATCTCCGGCCATGATTAATAAACACCTCCTTCCTAAAACAAGATGTTGTCGATGGTGTCGGTGGCATCATCCAGATCAAACCCATGCACCGAGCGATAGACCTTATACAGCGCCTGGAGCTTTTTTGGTGTACTGAGCCAAAACTGATCCTCAGTCATTTTGAGAAGATTGGTCGCCAAATAGAAAAGCCACTCCCAGTCCCAGGTGTTGGACTCTAAGTGGCTATCTGTTCCCCCAGTGTTTCTGACTCCGTTTCGGGCATGGCCTTGTCGAGCGCTTCGTTGATCGCTGCTCCCAGCCGTTCGAGGTCGCTTAGCTCCAAAAGCTCTCCGACCTGACGCAGGGAGATTCCTTCATCTTCGACCTTGATCGAGGCATAGATCAGGGCGCGGATAGCTTTGAGTTTCATTTTCTGTAAATCCTCAAAGGCCAGGTTGATGTCGCCATAAACATCTTCAAGTTCACAAAAGGTATTCATGTTGAGCTTGATTTCATAGTCCTTGCCGCCGAGGGAGAAGGGGATGCCTTTGTTTTTCAGTTCAGAAGCTTTCAAAATAAAAATCCTCCTTCATTTACGGGGTGGCGACCGGTTCAGCCGGAACAGCGGTGAACCAACTGGCGATGATCAGCGGATCGATCCCGACCTCGTCTTCATCGGCGATGAAACGGAAGTTGCCATCAAAATCACGCGAATAGAATGTACCTTTGAGCTTGGCGGTCTTCGGAGCGGGCTTATCCGCTTCGGTGTCATATTCATCGGCCGCCAGCTCGAACTTGCCCTTCAGAAGCCAGACGAAGCGGTACTTACCGTTATGCTTTTTAGACTTAAAGCCCAGAGCGACAGTCGGTGCCAGGTCCTGCTTGCTTTCGATCAGGACCCCTGTCACAACCGATGCGCCCTGCAAGGTCGCACGGCTTGTGAGGGACAATTGATTCAGTTCGATTTCGACCTCGATGCTGTCAAAGGATGTGATGACATCCTCGACGGTGTCATCTGAATAGATGTTCTCCGAATTGACCTTCGGGGAGAGTTTGGCGCTGATCGCGCGTTCCAGTTTGGTCGGGGTGGCATAGGTCGCCCCGGTGTTGTCGTCTTTGGTCAGAAGCGCGATGTGAATATCTCTAAGACCGATTTGTCTGGCCATTTAGGTGTCCTCCTGTGATTCGAGATAATAGAATTTGATCCCTTTGTGATAAAGCCCGGTGTCCGGCTCATAGAAATCCGCTTCGTTCAGGCGGTGAAACCCAGCTGCCATAAGTAATGTTTTCACCGTTGCAACCAATGCGGTGTAGTCCGATTTCGACCAGATATCGACCTGGATGAAGTGTCCGGTGTGACTCTCCTGATCCTCGGAAAAATCCTCACCGTTTTGCAGGTATTCATGAAAGGTGATGTAGGTGTTTTCCTTGCCGGTGTATTTCTGAAAGGCCACGGGAACACCCACAGTTGCCAGGGTTTCCAGGACGATTTTGTTAATCACCATTAATGCCCCTTTCCAGTTCCTCCCGGATCACGTTATTGATCGGGCCTTTGTTTTCCCGCACGGACTTTTCGGCCCAGTGCTGGGCAGGGATCTTGGATGTACCCCACTCAGTGAATTTGCTATAGAAAAACGGGGAGTTATCGCCCTTGGTCGGTCCGACCTGGACGAAATCCACCCCGTTTTCCTGCTTGATGTCCGACACGGCTATGTTGTCTGCCATGTGGGTTTTGCTTTGATCCGACCGGGGGGCTTTGGATTCCATACTTGCCTTGACTAGTTTCCCCGCTCGAGAAAGTGCTTTTTGTTTGATGTCCATGCCTTTGGTTCCGAGTTTGTTGACCTTACTGATCAGCTCATCCATGCCTTCCAGTTCAATTTTGGCCACTGGGCAACACCTCCACCGCTTTGATTTCCAGAAATTTTCGGCGATATTTGATGTCATCGATGTCGGTGATGTTAAACAGCCGGTCCTGAAATCTTATCTTCATATAGGATGTGATACCGGTACGATAGCGGATTGTGAATTTGACGGTGTTTTCTGCCTGGACGGCTTTAGCTGCAAAATATTCCTTGCCATGAAGATTGGACACAGAGGCCCACACGGTAGTCAGCTCGGCTTCTGAGTCATGGGCAAAGCCGTTTACATCGATTGTGGTGGAAATCTGCAAAAGGGTGATTCGTTTACTGAGCTCGCCAATTTTCATCATTACCACCCGTCCAATCGATAGGGCTGCAGCAGGCGCCGGGTGAAATCCAGAAGGTCAGGGATGTTGGCTACCTCGCGCTGCTCATAGAGATTGGCGACCAGAAACAGCCCCGCGTTTTTAAGGATCTCAGGGACAGGGACAAATTCAGCTAGGGGTCGCCGAAGGACATCCTCGCAGATACCCTCTGCGGTGGAAATAAAATGGAGGATGAGCGAATCATCCTCCACACCATCAATACGCAGATACAATTTGGCTTCTTCTAATGTGACAAGCAGTTCGCTCACCTCCGATTTTCGGCAAGAAAAAAGCACAATCCCGAAGGAGTGTGCTTGATTAGAATAAAAATGATTGGCTAAATCTTCTTCTACAAATTAATTGATATAACGCTTCAACTGATCGTAGAAATTTTCTCTTGTGCCAGCTAATAGAACGACGACCAATTTATTGTCTTGTTCGTAAATGGTATAGGCAATCTCATAATTTACCCCGGAATACTTTACGTCAAATCCATAAATTCCAGCAAGGTCGCCGCGCTTCATTTCACCCAAATACGGATTATCTCGGATGGTCTCAATCGCTTTCAGAAACGCGATTTTCAACGGCTTCTCTTTGATCTTCTTGAAATACTTTTCAGCAGCCGGTAAAAATCTGATCTCATACATCTTCGATATCACCAAAAATATCTGAAACACTTGCCGACTTACTCTTGCCAATAGCCAGATCATCTGCATCCTTTAGCATCTGGCCAATCGCCGTTTTGATCCTTTGGCTCTGTTCCGAGAATTTGGCGATCAATTCATCACCCGATAATCCTTGGGCCACAAGATCTTTCAGTATTTCAACCGAAAATTCACCACCGTCTTTGGAAATAGGGCGGATGATGATTGCACCATCTTCAAATGAACATTCAACCTGATCACCCAATCCTAATGCCTGATAGTACTTTAGTGGCAGGGTAATCTGCCGTTTCTGTGATACGTTGATGATCCGGCTTTCATGTGAGGATTGGATCAGGCCTTTTTTCTGACTTGATCTTACCGCAGTTGATTGCTCGCGCTTTATACTGCCAATATCCCGTTTTCTATTTGCAACTCCTGGCATTTAATCACTCCCAGTCTCTTTGAATATCAGATGTGAATACTTTTCATATCAAGTATAGCAAAGATACTTGGTAAGATCAATTTCCTTGTTTCTTTGTATTGATTTTAGCAAAGCTATCGAGAATTAATTACTCTGAGGCCATCAATCCAGCGACTTTGAGTTTGGCCAGGAGTGCATTGAAATCTGTTACCAGCCCAGGAACATCTATAGCCACACTATCTGCCTGGAAAGCGGCAGGGGTGAACAGGCCAAGGACCTGCCCACCTTCTGCAATCTCCAGAGTGCCACCGATGACGGTTTTTTCGCCGCCCTGTTCGGTGTAGTTTTTGACATTACTCATGTTCCGTCACCTCACGCTTTCATCCGCAGGACCTGGATCGATTCAGGCAGGATCAGCTTGCCGTCGACCCGCTGGGTTGCCCTGAAACCGACCTGGCCATTGGCGGCATACAGTTCGTTAAGCCGTTGGAAGGAACGGCCCTGACGATCTGCGATCCAATAGTTGCTGAAATCACCGAACGCGATAACTTTGGCAGATGCTGCAATCGTGGGTGCAGAAGCAGCGGTTTTTATTTTGATGCCAAGAATAGTATCAGGGTCATTGGTTTTGAGCGAAGTATCCCACAGATATTGACCGTTGCCGTCCTTGAGTTTACGGATCGCTTTGACAGTGGCATCATTCATGACAAACACCGCGTTTTTGCGATATGGCGCTCTCAAGGAATGGTACAGATCGATCAGTTCATCCGTGGTGATAGCGGTTGCCGAAGCTGATGTCACACCAACGGTCGCGCCGCCGGTGGCGTTGAAGATACCGGTCGGTTTTCCAGAACCGTCACCAATAAAGAACGCTTCTTCCTCTTTGGCACCGATCCTGCGGCCAAACTCCCTGGCGATGTAGCTTTCCAGGTTGAAGACACTGTCGTTCAGAAGCTCTTCGGAGACCTTGATCATGGTGGCGAGCTTATACGCGCCAATCGTCACCTGCGTGAAGGCATCGTCCGATTCTGGAATCAATCCTTCCTCATCGACCCAGCTGGCAGTACCTTTGCTGGCGACAACAGGGATTTTGCGATCGCCGGACGAGGTAGTGATCACATTCGCCAACTGACGGAAAATGTTCTGCTCCTCCAGTGCAGCGATCAGCTGGCGCTCAAATTCGCTGGGTACTAAAAAGCCTCCCTCGCTTTCGGTGCCGATCTGCAGGGCGTTTTGGACATCAAAGTGGGTCTTGTTGCGCATGGCTTTCCAGAATGCGGATCGATACTCATCCGAAGCCCGACCGGTTTTGGTATCCTGGCCAGTGCCATTCGGGACGTTTCGGATCGGGCTGTTGACCGGCTGGTTCATTTCCAGGTCCAAAGCACGCTGGCGTTCCAGACGATCGATTTCTTTGCCAAGGCTGACGACCTCAGCTTCCATCTTGTCGTAGACGGCGGTGTCTTCGGCGCTGATCAGGCCGTCGGTGCCACGCTTGCTGTCGAGAAATGCTTTGGCAGCATCCCAGGCCTTTGCTCTCTTTTCGCGAAGTTCCAAAATCATGTTCATAATAAATTGCCCTCCTTAAGGCTGAATCAAAAAAAGCCGCTTCTCGAGCGACTCTACGGTGGTGGTTGGGATTTGGTTTTGTGGTTCAGGATCCGGTGGGTTGGGTCGTTGGGGTAGCTTTCGCATAAGTGAATTGGTCACGGCAAGGTTACTGAAGATGATGCCTTCACCTTCCAGCGAGCTGCTGAAATCTGAAAACAGGATCCCGTCTGCAAAACCCAACTCAACAGCTTTTTTGGCGTTCATCCAGGTCTCGTTGTCCATAAGGCGTGAGATCTTGGCCCGTGACATGCCCGTTTTCAACTCATAGGCGTTGATGATCGATTCCTTGACTTCGCTGAGCATGGTGATTGCCTTTTCCATCTCGACTGTGTCGCCGAATGCGATCGTCATCGGGTTATGACACATGAGCATGCTTACCGGCGACATTAATACTTCACCCCCGGCCATGGCGATCACGGAAGCAGCACTGGCAGCAAGTCCATCGATTTTGATCGTCACCTTGCCTGGGTAATCCATCAACATGTTGTAGATCTGAGCTGCTGCAAACACATCGCCGCCCGGGCTATTGATCCAGATGGTGATATCACCGATTTCATTCATCAACTCGGCTTTGAATTGCTTCGGGGTGACCTCATCGCCGTACCAACTTTCTTCAGCAATGGGACCTTCAAGGTGCAAGGTTCGGCCGTTTTCGTTCTTGATCCAGTTCCAAAACTTTCGATTCAAGATTTGATTCCTCCTTTGAAATGTTCTTTGATGCGAACGCGCCTGCGTCCTGAAGTTTTGTCATGTTTCCGTTGATCAGGTAGAGGTCGCCACCCAGCTCCGGTGGGATCGCGTTGAGATTTTCAAGTTCGCGAATATCATTACTGGATAACCAGCCATTCTGGCGACCAGTGGCATAACCAGACATTCGGCTCTGATAATCCCCGCGCAGCAGACCGTCCAGATTGAACTTCACAAAGTACTGCTGCTTTTCAGATGGCAGAAATAGAGCTTTCTGAATCGCCTGTTCCCAGCGGATGACCCAGGGGTCCAGTGTGTACTTCACAAATTCCAAGGACTGCTGTTCGATGTTCGAAAAACTTGATTTCTCGAGATCAGCCAACATATGAGGGGGTACACGAAAGATACGTGCAATCTCATTGATCTGAAATTTCCTTGTTTCCAGAAACTGAGCCTGGTCAGGAGGGATCCCGATCGGGGAAAATTTGACGCCTTCTTCCAAAACGGCAATCCGGTGTGCATTGCCACTGCCCTGATAGACCGCATTCCAGCTATCACGGAGTCGTTTAGGGTCTTTGACAATCCCAGGGTGTTCCAAAACACCGCCAGGATTGGCCCCATTGGCGAAAAACGTTGCGCCATATTCCTCGGTAGCGATTGCCATTCCGATCGCATTCTTGGCCATGGCAATGGGGGAGTAGCCGATCAGGCCATCAAACCCAAGACCTGGGATGTGCAGCACCTCATCACTTCTGAGCACGTACATGCCGCGATCGGTCTGATAGTGGTAGGTAATATCGCCGGTCGTTGACCGATCCACCAGCATCTTGTCCGGCAGCAGTGGGTATAGCGACAAAACTCGACCTCGTCCATCGCGGATGATCTGCGCGTAGGCGTTCCCCCATAATAAAAGATGACTCATCAGCGTTTCACGAAACACGAATGAAGTCATCTCTCGGTTGGGTTCACTATGAAGAAGATAGTACAGCGGATGATCCAGGGCTTTGTCTTTTCCTCGGTCGGTGTACCGATAGGTATGAAGCGGCAAACTGGCAATGGTTTCTGACAGGATTCGGACACAGGCATAAACGGCTGTGGTTTGAAGGGCAGTCCGTTCGTTGACAGTTTTGCCACTGGGCGTACTGCCAAAAAAGAAACTATAGGTGTTTCCCAGAAGTGAGTTTTGCGGTTTGTCACGAGCCTTGGTGAATCGATCGAGAATTGACATAAATACCTACCTCTAATGAAAGGGGCTGTCTCAAAAGTAGATGAAAATCTACTGGCGAGGCGGTCCCTTTAACTTTGCCTTCTATGCGATCGGTCGAAAAACATCATCCAGCTTTAAAATGTGGAAAACCAATCGATTTTTTTCGGGTCAAAGCCAATTCAGGGCGAATTTAAGCAGGCTTTCGCTCTATTTTGTGGATAACGAAGCTTTTTTCAGGCCACTTCCAACGGGTGAAGCAGCATTTGACATCGCTCATTCTGGATCTTGGCATGTAATTTATTGATGTTATAGCCCAGGCTAAGCAACAAATATTCGGTCCGGACATTCTTTTTGCCGCGCATCAGGAATCTTCTGAAACCATGATCCTCTTTAAGTACACCAAACGCGCCCTCAACTTGGATCGATCGATTCATTCGCAGCAGTATGCCAAACGGTGAAGTGATGTTTTGATATGCTTCCTGACGATACTTCTGGAACGTCCTGGCAACCTGTAATCGCCGGTTACCTGCCGCTTTGGTACATTTGGGCTTGACAGGGCAGGCATCACAAGATGAGCATTCATAAACCTGAGTTGTGGCAACATATCCGGTCTTCGACTTGCGTCGCTTTTCAAAGACCGGCAAGATGGAGTGTCCCTGTGGACAGGAAAAAACGTCTTTTTCAGGATCATAGACCATGTTCTCGACTCGATAGAGATCTTGCCGATATTTTCTTGTTTTGGTTTGTTCGTAGTTTTGTGGTTTGATGTAGCAATTTTGGCCCTGCTTGGCCAGATAGACGTAATTTTCTTCACTCTCGTAACCTGCATCGGCGACGATGTTCTGGTACGGCTGTGGCAGGTATTGATTCATCCGATCAAGAAATGGCACCAGTGTTGCGTAGTCTGTCCGTTCGCTGAAAATATCCACGCCAACGATGTACTCGCCCTCGACGCCGATCTGGACATTGTAGCCTGGCTTGAGCTGAGAATTGCGCATGTGGTCTTCTTTCATATGCATGAAGGTCGCATCGGTGTCGGTCTTGGAAAAGCTGTTGCGCCCGTCAAACAGACTATTGTAGCGGTCGTACTGCTCCAGTTTCTCGAGATATTCAGTCAGTTCATCGGCATCCCGCTGGATTTGAGTTTTATGCTTGCCTTTGCCGCTGACCGCAACAATTCCGACTGCTGTCATCTGTGCTTGCAATTGCCTGACAAACGGCCGCAAATACTCGACTGAGATCGATTCAGGCGTTGATACCGGGCCGAAAATACGCTCGAGAGTGATCTTTATCTTGTCCTGGAGCCTGGCAGCATGCTTGTCCACGGCCTTCTTCCAGACAAAGGTGTACTTATTGGCGCAGGCCTCGATCTTGGTCCCATCGACAAACAGATTCTCGAACGAGATTTCTTCATGGTCGTGCAATAGAAGGACCAACTGCTGGAATAAGTCCTCGACCACATCGGTCAGCCGGTCGCTGCGGAATCGGGCGATGGTATTGTGGTCAGGAGCCCGCTGACCCTGCAGCAACCACATGAAGTTGATATCCCGCCGACAGGCCGTTTCCAGACCTCGGCTGGTGTAGGTATTATTCATGTATCCGTAGACCAGTACCTTGAAAAGATTCTTCGGGCTGACCGCTGGATTTCTCCCGAACTGGGAGTACGCCGCGTACAACTTGCTGTAATTCAACTCCTCCAACACCTGGCTGAGCAGTCTGACCGAATCGTCCGCTGGAATGAGGATACCCGTTTCGATGGGTAGAACCAATTGATTACCCATCCCGAATTTGCTATAGTCGGGGTGTAGTTTATGTTTCACAGCTTAAATTCTACAACAAGGGGCGGGTTCTTCGGAGCCTGCTTTTTGCTTTTCTGCGCAAAGAAATAGGACCGCCTCAAAACTTTCGTTTTGAGACAGCCCCCATAAATCGAGTTTAAAACATTGTTATTTGATAATAGATGTCAGGATACTAAGAAATGATACGGTCAATGCAATAATTGACAAAATTATCGAAATCATGTATTTCTTCTTTTCTTCTTGCATGTCCGATAAAATTGCGGAAACAAGTGGAAAATTAACTGCGTTTCGATCTTTGCCAACAACAGGTGAAAATAGACATACTTTTGTTCCGTCAGATTGTTCATAACCATATTTTTTATCAAGATGGTAATACAATCTTCCGAAAACAATATCCGGGTCGAGACCAAACTCTTTTGATATCTGTTTTATATCGATTGGAACGTATATTTTCGTATCACGATCTGCCTTCTCTTTACTGAATTGTTCAAAGGTCTTGAAATATTGCTTATATATTTTCAGTAATATTTGGCGATCTGTTGGTAATCTATTCATTTTCCCCCTCCAAGTGATCAAAGTGATGAAGATGTTTATTTACTATCTTATTTTATCACTAACAGAGTTCATAATATGAGCAGCCCCCTCTGATTATAGATACTCTCGGATTCTCTGTTGCCGCCGATCGTGGCTCTCGCGATTCCCATGACCAGAGCGACCACACCGTCAATCTTTTCAGTGGATTTCTTCTTGTTTGGCTTGATGTTACCCGCCGCATCCTGATCAATGATGACGTTTGCCATGTTCCAATCGAGGACAGGGTGGTGGCCGTGTCGAATTCGGCCTTCCATCACAAACTGAAACAAATCCTTGCTTGGTGGAGACATGCTGATGAAACCCTGTCCAAACGGAAAAACAACAAATCCATGTTCCGCGCCCAGTTCCTCAAGATCACGACGTATTTTCTCCGCGCCAAAGCGGTCATAAGCAATTTCACGGATTCGGAATCGCTCAGACAATTTGGCGATGAATGCCACGATGTAGTCATAATCCACGACATTGCCTTCGGTGGTATGGAATACCCCCATCTTCTTCCACACGGCATAAGGGACGTGGTCACGACGGGTGCGAAGATCAATAACATCCTCTGGCAGCCAGAAGAACGGTAGGATTGTGTACTTTGTGTCGCCAGCGGTGGGTGGAAACACCAGAACGAGTGCGGTCAAGTCGCCAGTAGATGACAAGTCCAGCCCGCAGTAGCATTCACGCCCTTCGTAGTCCTCGGGTTGTAGTTCCTCACCACAGGCGTCCCATTTATCCATCGGCATCCAGCGGATATCGGCATTGCACCATTCGTTCAAGCGAAACTGCCGAAAATGCATCTCTTCTGCAGGATTCTGTTTTGCCTGCTCGAAGGCAGCTTGCACCGCTTCAAATGGTATCGTTACACCAATGGATGGATTCACACGACGCCAAACGCGCTCGTCTTGCCAATCATCTTCCTCATCAATTCCGAAAACAGCAGGGTAGAAGGCAGGGTCTATCTTCGAGCCGTCCAGAATAGCTTTTGCTTTGCAATGAATTTCATAGCAAATCGAGGTCTTGTCACGCCCTGCCGTGGTGATCAGAAAATTCAGCGGTTGTCGTCTGGCGTCACCGGTGTACTTGGTCATTGTGTCAAATAACTCGCGGGTCTGTTGGGCGAACAACTCGTCAAAGATGAGACCCGATACATTGAATCCCTGCTTGGACTTCGTTTCCGATGACAACACCCGGTAGAAGCTGTTCATATGAGGAAAGATGATCCGCTTGGTGGATGGCACAAGTTTGCTGAGCTTTCGCAAGTCACTGCATTGTTCCACCATGGCCTTGGCGGTGTTGAACACGATACTTGCCTGGTTGATATCTGCGGCGCAAGAGTAAACCTCGGCTCCGGCCTCACCATCAGCAAACAGAAGGTAAAGGGCGATTGCCGCGGCAAGTTCGCTATTGTGCGTTGGTAAAAAAGAACGCCCCACCAAATATTGATGAGACGCACTGTCTACCTGAATGCACTGCATTCCACGATTGGGGATGGGCTCAATCCTGTCGATGTAGCGGTAGTGGCTTCGTGTATTGGGTTTGCGTCGGATTGCCCGGCATTGTTTTCGTTTAAGCCCAGCAACCTCAATGTCATCAAATGCTGTAAATTTAACCGTGTACATGATTTCGCCAGTCGGCACTCGACCGCATTCCACACTTCGCTTTGTCCAGTCAGACCGTTGTGTGCAATCGGCAAAGGTAACCGCATTCTTAATGCCGAGTGACCAAAGCAACTCACTTACACTCTCTGCAAGGGGCTTTTCGGTTGAACAATAAATTCCCTGCCCCTTTCTGTCACTGACACAACCATCCGAGTCCATAAGCCCCTGTAACAATAAAAGCCGCTGTTCGCGGCTTGCCCGAAGATATTCAGGAGGGATCACTTTGTCGTGGAACGAAGAGAGAAGAACCTTCTTGAGATCGGGTACTCGTACATTCTTACTGTCACCCACGTTTTGCAATATGGACTGGATTTCATGGTACGGTCGAACTCTGTTCAGCACCTCATCAACATCCTGTGTCATTATCGTGATTTCTGGCTTGCTATGGTTACCATTTCCAAGCCAGTATCCCATCAGGTATGGTGCAATTGGCAAATCGGCAGGTGGTGTATCTATAGGTCCATTGACCGGTATCCTAAAGTCCATTGAATTTTTGCGACTACGTGCCTGTGAACGGCGATAAAGCCAGTCGGTGGTTACAATACCGGGGGTCAGCTTATTATTTGACCGCCATTCACCGTACCACTCATGATTTTCTCCCGCTTCGATGATTTCTCCGTCTTTGAACGTGATGCGATAGGCTTGCTCATCATAGTCCACTTCACTTTTCGCTACGACATTGCATTGATTGCCAATATCATCGAA